ATATTGAAATGCGAGTACAGATATTAGCGGGGCAAACTAGTTCAACCGGGCAGTTTGTATTTAATGTATTACAAGTAGATCAAGTAAACGTGACGAGACCGTAATCATGGAAGATAGTAAAGAAGCACTATACAGAATAGACTCTCACGAGAAAGAATGCGCGTTACGTATGGAACACATACAGTATCAGTTAAATACAGTTGATAAGCGTTTAGATCAGGGTATGCACAAGTTTAAAAGTATAGAACGCTTACTATGGCTTCTGTATCCACTAATTTTGGGGCTAGATATAATTGGTCAAAAACTTATTTAAGTTCAGCTTTTTGTGGTTGTTCGCGGTTAGTGCCCTTGCTGATAATGCGCAGGATGGTAGCTTAAACACCTATAATGGTGAAGGTAGTACGGTGTCTAGCAATAATACTACTCAGGATGATTCAGTATCTAATACATATAACGGTGCAGGATCTAGTAGTGAAATGCCTGTAGGTAGCGCCATAAGTCCTAGTTACATGTCTAATGGTATGGATACGTGTTTAAAAGGGTCGGGCGGATCGTTACAGACGGTAGGTGTTGGGTTATCTAGTGGTTCTTATGAAGTTGATCCTAATTGTGATCGCCGTAGAGATAGTAAATTATTATCAGATTTAGGTATGAAAGTAGCTGCTGTAGCTAGGATGTGTCAGTCAGTTGATGTATGGAAAAGTATGTTTATATCGGGAACTCCCTGTCCTATATTGTCTAATGGTAAACTTATAGTTGGTAAAAGGGCTTTTTTGGTAATGAAACAAAATCCAGAAACTTACATTCCTGACTACACTAAAAACACCAAAGATTGGTATAATAAAATTTTAAAGATTGGAGAGAGCGTTGACTATGAAGAAGATGATGATATTACCTCTATTAGTGCTAGGTTCCGTAGCTCACTCCAGTGAGTTAGACAACTTAATTGATACCTCATCTGCTATTGTAGATCAAATTGATAGAGGAATTAAGTTAGTAGGTGCAGCGCAAGAATACTCTTATCACGGACATAGTATGTCTGATGGTACTCTTTCAGGTAGTGCTCACATAACTTCTGAGCAGCTTCAAGCCTATAACATGGCTTTGTCAGGTATGAGTACGTACTTACCTTATGGTTCTGTACAAGATGTACTTAACGAGCGTGCCACTCAAGAATTAGAGCTTATGGATAGCGCTATTGATACGTTTACTGAAGTAGTTGTTGAGATGGTGCAGGTTGTAGAAGTAGCGGAGATGGCTGAAACTGCAGCTACGCCGGATGAAGAAGCGGAAGTACAAGAGTTTGTAGCAGCTAATCAAGAAGTTCTAACTATCACACAAGAAGAAGTTACCGAATATAATCAGTCTATAGATGACATTGAGACGCATGCCAATAATGCAAGTGCATTCATTGCCGTTGCCGAAAACCAAGAGGCGGTAGATTTCTTAGAGCAGGGTGCTGAGAACAACAATACTACTGCAGAGCAAGCTACTGTGTCTTATTCAGTTAACAATCAATGGGTTTCAATGAGTTGGGCAAACACCAACAATGCTACTGCTGTGTTACTAAATGGTTCAAACTTTGGTTTAGACTTATACGTATCAGAAGCGGATGTATTAGCTACAGGTAGTGAGGCTGAATACTACTTAACAGGCCCTACAGCACAAGGTTATAGTTGCTTCATGTATGGAGAAGACTGTAGTGAGTATTGAGGATAGCGAACTAAAGATCGGTGGTCAGACGTTTAAAGGCGCTTGGATTGCTGTAGTATTAGCTATTGGTTCTACTATTGGTGGTGGTGTATGGACTGCTAGTAGCCTATACTCCCGTCTAGAAGCGGTTGAAGCTATACAAGTACCTGATATAGTGCCGTTAGAAGAGAAAATATTACTTATTGAGCAAGAACTTACTGCTAACGATGTATCTAAATTACAGGGTAAACTAGCGGAATTAGGTACTAACTTAGTAGTTATTAAAGACCAACAAGCTGGTTTGTTACTAATACAGAAACAAGTTACTGATGTAGAAAAGTCAGTAACAGAAATGCAAACTATTGTTAAAAAAGCAGAGTTAGTTGTTAAAGACGTAGAAGGCTTTGAAGGTGAGATAAAGGTCTTAAAACGGGAAATACAAGATTTATGGGACGGTATGGACGAATTATACAACCCATTAAAGTGAGGTATATATGTTACAACATCTAATAGGCCCTATAGCTAATATAGCTGGTGGGTATCTAAAAAACAAAGCCGAAGAGAAGCAAGCCAAACACAAGGCTAAAATCAAAGTAATTGAGAATGACGGTGAATGGGAAGCTAAGATGGCTGATGCTTCTGCCCATAGCTGGAAAGACGAATTTTGGACGGTTGTATTAGCGCTACCCGTGTTTATGGTAGGATATGCTATAGTGGTAAATGATTTAACTGTTATAGATCGTGTAGAGCAAGGTTTTGTAGCGTTATCTGGTTTGCCTGAGTGGTACCAATATTTATTGTTTATTGCAATAAGTTCTAGCTTTGGTATTAAAGGTGTATCTAAACTAATGAGTCTAAAAAAATGAGCCTAAAGTATTTTAAAGTAGAAGATTTTAATTGTCAGGAAACTGGTGAGAATGAGATGTGTCCTGACTTCTTACAGAAACTTGATGCACTGCGTGAGGTGTGTGGGTTTCCGTTTATCATAACTAGTGGGTACAGATCGCCTAACCATAGCATTGAAGCTAAAAAATCCAAGCCGGGCACACATAGCCAAGGCATTGCTGCTGATATAAAGGTAGTTGGTGGGGCACAGCGTATGGCTATTATACGTAATGCTTCTATCATGGGTTTCAATGGTATTGGTGTTGCTAAAGGTTTTGTACACGTAGACACGCGAGAGACTACCCCAGTAGCTTGGAAATACTAATATGCCTTTACAGAAGCTCCAACTCAACCCGGGTATAAATAAAGAAGTAACTAAATATACTAACGAGGCGGGTTGGAATGACAGTGACAAGATTCGTTTTCGCCAAGGCTATCCTGAGAAGATGGGTGGCTGGACTCGGTTGGGTGCAAATACGTTTACAGGTGTTTGTAGGTCGTTACATCAGTGGATTAGTCTTGGGTTTGTAAGGTATACAGGGCTTGGCACTAATGTTAAGTTTATGGTAGAAGAAGGACAAGACTACTATGATGTAACACCTTTACGTACTACTGTGTCTTTGACGGATAAAATATTTGTTAGTAGTGGTTCTACTACAGTAAGAGTGCAGGACGTAAGTGGGGGTTTCACTGTAGGTAGTTACATTACAATAGCTGGTAGTGACGCTGTTGGTGGTATATCTACAGACAACCTAAACAAAGAACATGTTATAGCAGATGTAGGTAGTTCGTTTACAGATTCAACCTGTGATTATAATAATGATCCAACTATTAATCACAACACAAACGCTAATATTGTTGCAGGACTACCTGTAAGTGGTACCGGCATTCCCGAGGGTGCGTTTGTAAAGCAAGTAACCTCCCCCGGAACATTTGAGTTAAGTGCTTCTACAACGGGTGGAAGTGTAACAGACGGCACGTTAACTTTTGATGGTACCAAGTTATTTTCTGTAACGGCTGCAGCTGCAGCCACAAGCACTCCTACTAGTGGGGGTGGCGGTGCTTTTACTGTAGCATACCAAATAAACGTAGGCCCTGACTTTCAGATACCTATAGTTGGTTGGGAGTCTAGTTCTTATGATGGGGGCACTTGGAATGGTAGTGCCGGTAATATAGAAGAGTTACGTGTATGGAATCAAGCTAACTTTGGTGAAGACTTAATTATAGGCCCTCGTGGTGGTGGGTTATACTATTGGGACACAAGTGAAGGCACAGGCACTAGAGCTGTAAACGTAGCGGGCGTAAAAAATGGCGCTCCTGTTGAGTTGTCTGTAACTACAACCGGACTTTTTAACACCCTTATTAAGGGCATATCTTCTTTAGACGCAGCTGAGACAGCAAAACTATATGTAGGGCAAAGTATTACTGCTACGGGTATACCAGCGGATACAAAGATTGTGTCTATAGGGGGTGTTGGAACTACTTTGTTTATGGATAAGAACCCTACAGAAGATACGGGTGGTACTCCACGTTCTATCATCTTCGGTACTAACCCTATTTCAACTACTGTAGATACCACGAACTTAACGGTATATGACCCTACCCTAACAAGGGCCTATGAGGTTGGACAATTCGTAACTATAGCAGGGTGTTCTGGAGCTATAGCGGGCATCCCCCAAGCGTCAATAAATGCTAGACATAAGATAGAATTAGTGGACTCCGCTGCAAATACTTTTACTACTGCAGCTATATCTGGGATTGACGCGGCTACTTCATCTACTTCTGGTGGGGGTGGTGCGGTTACTGCACAGTATGAACTTTCTGCTGAAGTACCTGTCGTACAGAACCACTTGCTAGTGTCTGATGTTAGTAGGTTTGTATTTTGTTTTGGTACTAACGCGTTCGGAGATACCACAGAAACACTTAACCCCTTGTTAATGCGTTGGTCAGACCAAGAAGATATGTTTGACTGGCGACCCCGTTCAACTAACCAATCAGGAGACTTGCAGTTATCACAAGGCACAGAAATCGTAACTGCAATTCAGTCACGACAAGAAATATTGGTTTTCACCGATGCTGCGTTGTATTCGCTGCAGTATGTTGGTGCTCCAGTGGTATGGAGTTCTACGTTGGTTGGGTCAAACATGTCAGTAGCTTCGTCGAAGGCCGTTGCATACGCCAACGGAGTCGCATATTGGATGGGGAAAGAGAAATTTTACAAATACGATGGAACTGTCCAACCTCTAAGATGCGACGTACGGAAATTCATATTTGATGATTTGGATAAAGGACAGTATGCACAGACATTTGCTGGTACATTAGAAGAATACCATGAGATATGGTGGTTCTATGTGTCAGACTCCAACACTAGTAGGGTAGCCCCAGATAAGTATGTAGTATATAACTACTTAGAAGACATTTGGTATGTTGGAACTATGGATCGTAGTGCTTGGCTAGACTCTCCTATAAACGATTTCCCTTTAGCTGCTACAAACACATATAACTTAGTAGAGCATGAGAATGGTAACGATGACGGGCAAGGCGCTACAAATATTGCTATTGACGCATACATAACATCTGGACAGTTTGGTATAGAGTCAGGAACTAGTTTTACGTTTGTGGACAAGTTGATACCAGACGTTACTTTTGTGGGTTCAAGCTCTGCTACTCCTAGTGTAGATATGTCTTTGTTGGCGAGTAGTGAGCCGGGAGCTGCTAACAATAATCCGTTATCACAGGGTGGTAATAGTGAGAAAGAAGTAATTTTGGTTGCCGAGACTGTAGACCAGTATACTGAGCAGGTTGATATACGTGTGCGTGGCAGACAGATGGCAATAAAATTAGCTTCTGATTCGTTAGGTACTAAATGGCAGTTAGGTACACCAAGGTTAAACATGCGTCCTGATGGTAGAAGAGGTAGCTAATGGCTACTAAAATACGGAACACAAACAAACCTTTTCATGCTCCTGTTTTACCTCAACCTCCAGCGGAGTACAACCAATCGCTTACAATACAGCGAGATGCTGTTCTTAGGATTTTCTTTGCTAATGTAGATGACGCGCTTAGCCGTGCTTTGCAATATGATTCCGATGATATTATTGATGGTAGCATACCGAATAGTAAGCTAGAAAACTCTACAATATCTTTTGGTGGTGTTACGTTAGCATTGGGTGGTGTTGATGCTACACCTGCGTTTAACCTAGTAGATGCCACTGGATACCTTACATCAAACCTTACGGGCACTATAACGAACGCGCAGTTAGCTGGCAGTATAACTAACGCTAAACTTGTTAACGATAGTGTGTCTTATGGGGGTGTATCTCTTGATTTAGGTCAGACTGACGCTACTCCTGCATTTGATCTAAGCGATGCTACTAACTACCCTACATCTAGTCTAAGTGGTACTATAACGAATGCGCAACTAGCTGGCAGTATAGCAAATGCAAAACTTGTTAACGATAGTGTGTCTTATGGTGGTGTATCTCTTGATTTGGGACAAACTGATGCGACTCCTGCATTTGATCTAAGTGATGCTACTGATTACCCTACATCTAGTCTAAGTGGTACTATTACAAACGCGCAACTAGCTGGCAGTATAGCTAATTCTAAGTTAGCTAATGATAGTGTATCTTACGGTGGTGTATCCCTTGATTTAGGTCAGTCAGATGCTACACCTGCGTTTAATCTAAGTGATGCTACTGATTACCCTACATCTAGTCTGAGTGGGACTATAGCCACTGCACAAATAGCTGATGACGCAGTAACAGATGCAAAACTTGCAGATGCAATAAACTCAGCCATTACAGCTAACACAGCTAAAGTAACTAATGCTACACATACAGGCGAAGTTACAGGAGCTACAGCCCTAACGATTGCAGACAATATAGTAGACGAAGCTAATCTTAAAGTATCTAATGCTCCAGTTAATGGTTATTTCTTGTCTGCGCAATCAGGTAACACAGGGGGGCTGACTTGGGCGCAAGTATCAAGTGGTATATCTGCAGTAGTCGATGATACAACCCCAGAACTTGGTGGTACCTTAGATGCGGCCAATAACGACATAAAAAATGTAGACCAGCTAAGTATTGGTACATCTACACTTACCTATGATTTTTGGATATACGGTGCTAAGTCTTCTGAAGAAGGCGAGTTGTTTAGGATGACTAACACTAACACTAGTTCTTCCGCTGATGGTCGCATGATAAGTTTTTATGCCGGTTCTAACCATAGAGGTAGTCTTGGCTACACTAATGTATCTTTTGGTAGTGGTACATTTTTTGCTGGCCCCGGTTGTGGTCTTTTAGCTACTACTCAGTTTTCTAGTCATATTATTCGTCCAGTTGATGGGATTGGTGATGACAAAGATAATGCTGTTGATTTGGGTAGCGCATCTACAAGATTTGATGATGTATATGCTACTAATGGTACAATACAAACTTCAGACGGAAACTTAAAACAAGACATAGAAGAACTATCTGACGCAGAAAAAAGAGTAGCTTTAGCTGCAAAAGGCTTACTACGTAAGTTTAGATGGATAGATTCAGTTGCAGAAAACGGTGATAGTGCTAGAATAC